AAAAGGTTTAGGTAAAATAGCTAGAGCTTTTGGTAAGTTAGGTCCTATAGGAAGCCTTGCATTATCTTTTATACTTCCGGGTGTAGGAACGTGGTTGACAACAGGACCAATGGCTAGTTTTTTTCAACCAATATTTAATGGTATTTCAAGAGCTGGTAAGTTTTTAAAAGATGGTGTTGGTAGAGTGTTTAATAAAGTTACTGATGTTATTGAAGCAGGTATGAATACAGTTAGTAAACCCTTTATGCAACAACCCGGAGCTAGAGGAGCAGGAAGTGCTTTTAGAGATTTTGTAAGTGATGTTACTGGTGGTTTTGTTGAAAAGTCTACTGTGGGTGTAGAAGAAGCAGCACTTAAAAAAGGTTTAAATCCTGAAGAAGTTTTAAAAGCTATTGATGATGGTTTAACTACAGCCGATGATGTAAGAAAAGCAGCATATCCTGATTTATTTCCTGAAACAGATACAACCCCAATTGTCTCTTCAACCACTACTACAGATGAAAAATCAAGTTTATTAGATGGTAAAAAGAAAGGACAAAGTACAAGAGAATTTATTAAAGATAGTAAAGAATATGCAGCTTATAAAAAAATAGCACCAGTAAGTGCCTACGGAACTGCTCTAGAGCAAAACGAAGCTGACATAGCTGCATACAATGCAAGTCTTCTAGAACAACAACAAGATTACTTTGGAGACTTTGGACAAAGTGTTTTACAAAGTGGGACTGATCAAGGATTTGTAGGTCCAAGACAACAAAACTTTGTAGACGTAGAAAAGTTTACACAGTCTCCTGATATTGTAACAGATTATTTAAAAACTATTTATGGTACAAGTATTATTGGATCGTTTGATAATCTGCAAGATAAAATTAGACTAGCACAACAAGCAAATCCATACGGGTTTCAACTTACTGATATATAGGTATAAAATATGAAAAATCCAAATGCAATAGCAGAAGAAGCAAAACCTTTTTTATTTGATGCTCCTATTCCGGGACAGTCTTTAACAAATAGTCCTGAACAAAAATATCCTTGGGAAGGACCACCTGAATTTACAGGTCAAAAACAATTAACAGAAAAAATATTTTTAGATTTATTAAAAGATGATAATTTAGAAAGTGTTTTAGAATTAATGTCTAACAAAATGCCAGTAATGGATATAGCACAAATGCTACTTATGACTGGTTTTAATAAAGGAAAAATGAATCCTGACATGATGCTTACTCAACTTGAGCCTACTGCTTACATGCTACTAGCACTTGCTGAAAAGGCTGGGATAGACCCAGTGCTTTCAAGAGACGATGATGTAGCTATTGATGAAACAGATGAAAATATAGAAAATGATGTAAGTTTTACAAACAACGTTAGAAATGCTGCAGGATCAAGAGCTAAATTTCAAGACATGAAACCTGCTAATATTAGTCCTGCTTCAGTAGGTACAGACATAAAAACTAAATTAGATAATTTAGATACAAGTAAAATTAGAGCAAGTATCTTACAAAAACAACAAACTAAACCCGGTAAGGCTTTACTTGATAAACCAGAGGTAATATAAAATGGCAGAAAACTTTAGCGATATTATGAAAAATTATAAAGACATGTCAGTCGCTGAGATTGGTTCATCTTTATTACAACAAAAAGAAACAAGAGACAAAAGAGCTGCAAAGGCTTCTAGAAAAAATCAAAGAGTTCAACAAGCTCTTGGTTTGCTTTTAGCTGGTCAATCTATTTTTAAAGGTGCTTACAAAAAAAGAGCCAAAGAATTAGAAGATGCTTATACTTTTGAGTTAGCAAATAATAAAACTCAATTTCAAGAAATTAATAATGCTTCTTTATTGGTTCAACCTTTATATGAATGGAGTGAAGCTGCAAAAGTTAATGGAGTTACATTTAAAACTGAAAAAGAAAAACTAGAAAACTTTTATAGTAGTCCTGAGTTTGAAAGATTTACGGTTGCTATTAATCCTTATTCAGAACCAGCTATTAAACGTGGTCTTGGTACAAAGTACGATACTTTAAAAAATAAAAATAGTTATGCTATTATACAAAGAGAACTAGCAAAATCTTACGCTGAAGAATATTTAAGAAATGATAAATATAAAACATTTGTAGGAACTTTAAAAAATTTATTTGGTGATCAAGATGCTATTGAATTATTTAAAAAAGGAATTAATTTAGATCATAATGAATTAAATGCAATAGAAAGAAAAAATTATGAAACTTTATTAAGTCAATATAATGATAGAGCAGGTCTTTTAAATGGAGTAAAAGATGTTTTTGCAAGAATGGGTGACAAAAATAAAAAAGAAGGATACCCTAATATTTTTAAACGGGTAACTTCTGCAGATTTAACAGGTGCTGAAATTTCTCAAGTTTTAGATACAATGGATTTAAAAGGTTTTACTAATCAAGTCGTTAATAGACAACTCGTAGCTATGAATAATTCTTCAACACTTTGGAGAGATAAATTAGATTTACCAGAAAATCAAAGATTAAAAGAATATTTACCTCAACAATTAGAAGGGTTAAATATGTTAGTTCAAAGTGGAGACTATCCTTTATATGATGAAAGATTTTGGGTAACATATGGAAGTAGAGGAAGCAATAAAGAAAAAGCTGATTTTGCTAAATCACAATATATTTCTATGGAAGATTTAGATGATTTACTTGATGATATTATGACAGATGCATCAAGATCATTTGAACGTCAAGCACTAGAAAAAGATGGAGGAGCTTTATCTTTAGCTTTAAATCCTTTAAATGGAGATCAAACATTAATTAGAGCTATTTATAATTCTAATCATAAAGGCAGTGATATGACCTATGATCAATATGTAGACCGATTAAAAGATGATACTTTTAGAGTTCAGTATGGTATGGTGTTAGCTGCAAAAGAAGGCTTAAGTTATGTTGAAGGAGGTTTGTTTGGAGGTTTTAAACCCGGAGGTTCTTTTATAGAAAGAGAATCTTATTATCGACCTAAAGGTGATGTTACTGAATTAGTTTATAATAGATACAAAGGTCCAGTTCCGGGTATGCTTGGGGAACTAATTAACTCTCCTACGTTAGAAGGTGGAAAATATAAAGTTGACGACTCTTGGTCTGAATCATCAAAAGAACAACAACAAATGGCTTTTATGGGTGAGTATGTAAAAATTCGAGCCTTACCAAATGTTTCTGAAAGTGAAAAAGCTACGCAATTAAATAATTTTTTTAAGAATGTACCAATGCCTTTTAATTACAGTCGACAAGAATTTGAAGAAAGTCAAGAAATATTAAACTTTATGAGACAAGCTTCAAGTGGACCAGATGTGCATTCTTCATTTACTAAAAATAGATCAGACATGACAGCTCAAGAATTTTTTACAGATTTCTTTAAAAGCTTTGCTGGTCGTAACAGGAACGTTTAAATTTTATGTCAACCGAACTAGATTATTTAATCTCTAATCTTCAATTACAAAATGAATTAGAAGAAAAAGATAACTATCTTTCAGGTCCTCGTGTACCTTTACAAAACATTGAAGCTACTAAAGATGCTGAAGGATATAGAGAACTAATTACTGATCCTTATAAAGCTGCTCCTTTACCCTCACAAGGTAAAAAGAAAACTTTAACTGAACTAGCTAATGATGATGAGTTTTCTATGAGAGCAGCAAGATTTTTAGAGGGTGTGGGTCGCAACGAAGATATTTTTGAATACTTACGAGATGCTGATTATAGTTTAGGAGCAGCTTTTAAACGTTCAATAGAAGCAGGAAGTTGGACTAACGAACAAAAAGAAGACTACGTTTATTTAACAAATGCTTTTCAAAATGCAGAAACTTCTGGGTTTATAGAAAGATTTAATGCTTTTAAAGATATTGGAATTGATCTTGTAAGTGATCCTCTAAATCTTCTTACAGCTTTTTTTCTTGTACCTACTGGTGGGCAATCTTTAACAACAAATGCTGCAGCTTCTCTTGCTACAAAACAAGGGCTTAAAAAATTTACTAAAGCACAACTTCAAGATAAAACTTTACAAAAACAAATTTCTGATAAAGCTTTTAAAGAAGGAGTTAAAGAAACTGCGTTAATGGGTGCTTCTCAAGGATTAGTTTGGGGAGGTCTTCATAATTATTTTATACAAGATATAGATGTAGATTTAGGTTTACAAGGAGAAATTGATTTAACAAGTGTATTAAAATCATCTGCTATGGGTACTGCTGCTGGTGGAATTTTAGCTGGTGGACTTAGAGCTGGTATAGGTAAGTTTAGCAAAGCTCCTGAAACTAATGAAAACATGCCTAAAGTTCTTAAAGAAAAAGAATATAAGTTTAGTAATGAACAAGCTATTGATGATGCTGGAGATATTAACCCTAGACAAAAAATAAATGAAGAGTCTGAATTAGATAACTTTATTGGAAGTAACACAGTTAATTGGTGGTTATCAAGAACTGTAGGTAAACCCGTTACAGAATTTTTAGGTTATGTAAAACGTGCTCCTAGTTTAAAAAATTTATTAGCTTCGTTTAGATATGATTACGCATACGGAATTAAAAAAGGTAAAAAAGGTGTTCAAGAAATAACGTTAGTAAATGGTGAAAAAACTACTGAAACATTCGGAGAGTATTTATCTAGAACAAATGCTGGACATCAGTTTGCATTAGCTAAAGCTTTTAATGTTTTATATAAAGTTGGTTGGAGAGCTAAAGTTTGGGACAAACAAAATAAACAAGTAGGTTCTTTGCTTAGAGATGATGCTTTAGAAGTTAGACAATTAAAAGGAGATAACTATAAAGTTTTTACAAAAGACGGTACAGACCTTTCAAAATTAAAAGAATATAAATTATCTAATGGAAACGTAATTGACATAGATGATGCTGTTATTGAAGCTTTTATTGGAGCAAGGGTTGAATTAGATAAAGCTTTTTCTAATGGACAAAAAGCTGGTATATTTCTAGCAGGTACTACAAAAGTTCAAAATTATTTACCTAGGGTATTTAACTATAGTGCTTTATCTAATAAAGCTAATAGAGCTAGATTTGAAAAACAACTTATTGAATCAGGACATGCTAATCCTATGAATGAAAAAGATGTCATTGAAATTGCTAGATTAGACGATGGTACAGTTATTAAAGGTAACCGTCTTGGAGATTTAGGAGTTGACTCTGAAACTTTTGGCATGAACTTTATTGAAAGAGCAAGTAATGGTAGAGTTAAAGAAGTAGCTGATGCAACTGCAGAAGAGTTATTATCTGCAAAACAATTTAAAGCTAATAAAATTGTACAAGATATGCTTGATAATAGATGGACACCATTAGAATTAAGATTATCTAGCAAAAGAGGGACAACTGTAAGTGGTTATGTTCAACCTAGAAGATTTACAAATCTTAAAGATAATGATATTGATTATGTTTTAGAAGATAAAGTACAAACTTTATTAGAAGGATATTTTACAAGCATTTCTAGAGCAACAGCTAGAGCTAAATATTTTGGTAAAACTATTGGAGAAATAAGAACTAAAAAAATTAATCCAATTATTGATGAATTAAGAGATTCTGGTATGAGTATTGATGATGCTAATAAAATTGGTGATAATATTTATAAAATGATTGAACGATTAACTGGTTTTGAAACTTATCAATCTTCTGTATTTAAAAGCACTAAAGTTGGTTCTTATTTTTCTGATTGGGGTAAACTTATACAGCAAATGGCTCACTTACCGTTAGCTACCGTTTCTAGTATTACAGAGCCTATTATTTTATTAAGTCGAGCTGGTCTTCCTGATGGTTTAAATGCAGCAAAAGACCTTAGTAAAGCTATTAGAATGGAAGGTACTAACGTTATTGATCGAACTATTAAAGGATTACAACGTGGAGTTCTTCGTAAAAAAACTAAAGGTGTAAAAGATTTAGATGATGAAACATGGCAAGAACTTTATAAAACTGGATTAGCATTAGAACAATCTGTTCTTGAAAGACTTGAAGGTTTAATGGGAGAGGGTATACAAACTAATCTTGCAAAAACTTTACAACAAGGGTTTTTTAAAACTAATTTATTAACTCAATGGACTAAAGCAGTACAGTTAGCTTCATTTACAACAGGTAAAAGATTAATTACTAAAAATGCTAAGTTATTGTCAGAAGGGAAATTAAGTAAAAGCCAAACAGAATATTATACTAGACAACTTAATGAGTTAGGTATACAAGCAGACGATGCTGTGAGTTGGTATAAAAAATACAATGTTGATGGAGTTTTTGATTTTGACTCAGCTAAAACAGCTAGTTTTTATCAACAAGATTTAACAAGAGGAGCTAATAGATTTACCAAAGAAATTATTTTAAACCCAAGTACTGCAGAAGCTAATAGACCCACTTGGTTTTCAACTCCAGCAGCTACCATGTTAGTACAGTTTGCTGGATATCCAACAGTCTTTAATAATACAATTTTAAAAAGATTTGCAAATGAATCTTTAAAAAATCCAATGACTGTAGGTCTTGGTAAAGTTTTACCAACTGTCGTATTAATGACAAGTGTTGCTCATATGGGTAATTATTTAAGAAGTAATGGTAACAATGAAATAGATCAAGAAACAGGAAAAAGAAAACCTGATGGAGAAATTATATTAGATGGGATTAGACGTTGGGGAGGTTTAGGTCCACTTGATTATGGGTACAGATATAACTCAGAAGCTTCTAGAAACGTTGGCGATGTGGCTGCTGCTTTAAAAACAGTAGCAGGTCCTTTACCACAAGATTTTATTGATGGTATTTTATATAGAAAAGGTGTGGCTGAACTTGTAGCTACAAATTTACCGGGATATTCGGCTTATGATATTATTTTAGGAGATGGAACTAGAAAAAATTTAAGAAGCTGGGCACGTGGTAGTACTTCTAAAAAAGATAAAAAACCTAGATTATATTCTAAAGGTGGTATAGTTTTAAACGTACCTAATGTGATTGACGAACCTGATGAAAGAATTGATAGAATGACAGGTGTCCCGTATGATGTACAGGCTGGTGTTGTTTTACAAGACGAAGAAGAACGACTGTTTGCATATAAGGGTGGTTCTATTAAAGAAAAACTTAAACAAAGAAAAAGGAAAAGAAAGTGAACATTGAACAATGCAAAGCTGAAATTAAAAGACACGAGGGCGAAGTCTTAGAGATTTATATGGATAGTTTAGGCTATAAAACTCTAGGAGTTGGTCACCTATGTCAACCTAATGACCCCGAATATTCTTGGGAAGTTGGTACACCTGTATCACAAAAAGTAGTTGATATGTATTACGAAGATGATTTTAATAAACATTACAAAGAAGCTATACATGTGTTTGGTAGTCAAGAAGATTTTTATAAACTACCTGAAAAGATACAGCACGTGTTAGTCAACATGTGTTTTAACTTAGGTGGTTCAAGACTTTCAAAGTTTAGAAATATGCTACAGGCTTGTAGAGAACATAACTGGAATAAAATGGCTGCCGAAATGCAAAACAGTCGGTGGTTTACTCAAGTAGGTAGACGTAGCATTGAGCTACAGCAGGTTGTCCTTGATCAATAATGTTACTTTATACAGAAAAGCAATTAGATGTTGCGTATCGAATAGACTGTAAAGCTCGTACAAAATGTAAAGAAGCTTGGGTAACTAGAGAAGACTTTAGACCAGTATATGAAGACCTATTAGAATCTTATATGATTGCTTATAGTAAAGATGATATATTAGGTACAGACATACCTGAATACTTAATAGAATCTGTAAACGAATTACTTGAATCAACTTTAACACTGGATAAATAATATGTTTCCATTTGAAATTATAACTATGCTTGGTTCTACTTTAATTAGTAGTTTATTAAGTCTTTGGTCACAGCGTATAAAAGCTAAACAAGATGAGCAAAAAATGTTGTTACAAAGAGCTGAGTTTCAACAACAAGCTGTAGATGCTGCAAGAAACGTAGAAAATGTAGGCTTTCAATGGACAAGACGTATTATTGCACTGTCGTCTATATTTGCTATAATTATATTTCCAAAATTAGTAGCAGTATATTATCCTGATGTTGATGTTACAGTAGGTTACACTGTATTCAATCCGGGATTTTTATTCTTTACAGACGGTAGAGAAGTGTTTGAATGGATAACTTTTCAAGGCTTGGTAATAACACAACTAGATACAAACCTTGTATCAGCAATTATAGGTATGTACTTTGGTGGGAGTTTAGTTAAAAAATAATAGAGGGCATTATGCAAAACAACAATATGATGGGTGGCTTTAGTGGAGACATGGATAGAAATGAGGTAGAAATTGACCTTAATAAATTCATGGCTTTGCTACAAGAAAAGTCAGAATTAAAAGATAGGATAAGGGAGTTAGAAGATACTAAGAATGATAACCCTTATCAAAAATTAATATTTGTAGCACAAGCTGTAGATAGCTGGAGAATTATACCTCGAGCTTTTTTAGGTGTCTACATGTATTTATTATATTATACCACATTTTGGTTTATGGGACTAGACAATCCTACAATGGAACAATCAGGTTTAATATCTGTTGTTGTAGGTGCAGGAGCTGCATGGTTTGGTCTATATACTAGCACATCTAAAAAACCAGCAGGAGATAAATAAAGTGTCAAGAGGTGATTTAAATAGAGGATTTTTTGGACCATTATTTATATTAGGTTTATTAACAATGTCCTTTGCTGTAAGTGCAGACCAAACAGGAGACTGTACTTCGGGTACACAGTATTGTGAAGACAATGGTTTAACTACTATTAATACTACGGTGACTACTAATACTAACACCAATAATAATACTAATAATAATACCAACACCAACACTAATACAAATAGTAATACTAATAATAATACTAATGTAAATACTAATACTAATACCTCGACTAATAATAATAACAATGTTAATACATCAACTAACACAAATAACAACGTTAATACTTCCACATCTACAAGCAATAATACCAATACTAATAACAACGTTAATACATCTACGTCTACATCTAACTCTACTGTAAACTCTACAGTAAATCAGAACGTAAATAACAACAGTAATTCTACTAGTAATAATACAAATACTAATAACAATACTAACGTTAATCAATCTACGTCAGACTCTAATGTTACAACGGATAATACTAATACCAATAATAATAATACCAAGTCTGATAATACCAATAGAAATATTAACGAGTCTAACTCTACTCAAACTATCAATCAGAACGTGAAAAGCAAAGCACCTCCTGCTTCTGCTATAGCACCTAGTATCATGTCTTACTCACAAGACTTGTGTACTGTAGGACGTTCTGGTGCGTTTCAAGGGCAAGTATTTGGGTTCTCTACAGGAGCTACTGTAACTGACGAGAACTGTGAACGCTTAAAACTTTCAAAGTATCTCTATGATACCGGTATGAAAGTGGCTTCAGTTTCTATACTTTGTCAAGACCCGAGAGTATTTAAGGCTATGGAAATGGCTGGTACTCCTTGCCCTTACCAAGGTAAAATAGGTAAAGAAGCAACAATGGCTTGGGCTCAAAATGCTTCACGAAGACCTGATGCTAAAGAACAAGAGAAACTTTTTATAAAGCAATGCACTAACGATAGAAATCCTAATAGAGATAAAATCAATAAAGATGTAGTTGGTTTAGTAAAAAAAACCTATACAAGAAAAACTAAAACTAACAGACAATGCAGAAAAGAATTTTATGCTACGCAGTAGCGTGTCTCTTAAGTCTTAATGTCTTTAGTCAGTATATCTACGAAGGCAATCAGTCTTTAATAGACCTCACCAATCAATCAGGTACAACCAATCTAAACTCAGGAGACGATAGAGTTTCTAATGCTTTTAGTCTAGGGTTTAACTTTGATTTCTATAATCAAACATTTAACTCTGCTAGAATGGCTACCAATGGTTGCCTTCACTTTAAAACCTCTGGAGCTTACTGTTCCGATTATACACCCGACCCTTTAGCAAATCAGTATACTTATACTATGCTACCTTTTTGGACTGACCTCATACGAGATAACGGTTCTAAGATGTTAGCTAAAAGTTTTAGCGATAAGACAGTCTTTGGTTGGTATGATATGCGTGAATACAATCGTGCATCTGATAACAGTTTTGAAGTTATACTATGGACAAACGACACCTTTGAGTATAGATATGGTGCATTAGATATAATTAATCACGATGTTTTAATTGGTGAAGTGGGTAGTGGTAGCTCTGAAGTCTATCAATATTTGTATCACGATGAATGTAATACAGGTACAACTAACTCTAGTAGCTGTGTAAGTACTAACTGGAACGACACTTCTTCTAATACTTTGCTAGAAAATGGTGGTTCGTTATATGGTTCTGGTAGTGGTAATGATATTGATTGTAGTAATCCTTTAAACAATTCAAGCTGTTCAGGTTATGCAGCAGCTTATCAAACTCAACAGTGTGATATAGACCAGTTATACTCTGAGTCATGTCCTTACTATTGGGATGCCTATGACGACCTCCAGTGTAATCTAGACCCACAATACGGTCCGTTCTGTCAAGGCTATAGACAAGAAGATTCAGTGGCTTACTTTGAAGAAGAGATTGATTATGGTTATCAAGAAGAGTATGACATGTATGACACTTTTGAAGAACCAGAAATCTTTGAAGAGTATATCTTTGAACTTGAGTATGACTTTTTTGAAGAGCCTGAGTATGTATACGAAGAAGAAATAATCTTTGAACAGATGTTTCCTCGTGAAGAATACTACGAACCTTTTGAAATCATGCATGACTTACCTATGCACGAAGAAGAAATCTTTATGCCGGTGGAAGAGTTGTTGATTGAGGAGTTTATCTTCCAAGAAACATTTCTTGTAGAAGATTATAGAGAGCCTGAAACGTTTATTGAATTGGAAACTATTGAAGAACTGGAGGAATGGTTTGAGGAAGAGACAAGGATGGAAGAAGAACTTGCGTATGCAGAAGAGCCGGAAGAAGAATTTATTGAAGAAGTCTTTGAAGAAGAAGCTGTAGAAGAAGTCTTTGAAGAGATAGAAGAAATGCGTGAGGAGATGGAAGAAGAACGTATAGCTGAAGTAGAAGAAGAAAGAGTAGAAGAACTGCAAGAAGAAGAGATAGTTGTGGGTGCTATACTACCAGAGGGTAAAAGTTCAATAAGTAGAGAAATGGCACTGAACGTTATCTCCTCTACTCTAAGCACAGCTCAAGCTAGTGTTAGTGGTACTACATCAGGAAACTCTATACACGCTACAGGTGGCACGACAGGAGCTTCTAGCGTATCATCGTCTAGTTCGGGTGGTGGTATGAGTACAAGCAACTCACCTAGTATGTCAGCACAGTTCGCATCATCTACTGCACAAAACAATCAAGTCTTAGACATGAGTACAAGCTTTAGTGTCAGTAATTCTACAAGCTCTGCAAGTGTTGAAGTTGAGACAGTTGAGACAACAAGTGTAGTAGCTACTGTAACACCTACTCAAACTTTACAAAGTCAAATAGATGTGTCAGTTTCTACAGATGCATCAGCTACAGAGACAGAACAAACTGTAGCCAATGTTATTGCACAAAATTTACAAGCTGCTCAAGAGGATGTACAAGCTAAACAAGAAGAGACGGGTGAGTATGGCTCAGAAAATACTATCATAGCTTACATGGGATTTGTACCTAACTTTAATAACTATAGATTAGTTACACTACCGGACCAAGATATATGGTACGAGTCTACAGATATTTATGCAAACAATATGTTGTCAGATAACATCGAAGGCTTTTATCAAATGGCAGGGCAAAGTTTAGAAACACTAATTGAAATGAGACAATTACAACCACCATTATAATATGGCATACTCAAGTAAAGTTGTAGATAGGTTTGAAGGAGTTTTAAATAACCCGGAAAAATATTCAGTCGGTAGGTTTGACCCTAAAGATTTAGATGTGGGTACAGGTATGGTTGGTGCACCTGCATGTGGTGATGTAATGAAGTTACAAATTAAATGTAAACTACATGGTAATAGGCATGTCATTGATGATGTTAAGTTTAAAACTTATGGCTGTGGGTCAGCAATAGCATCAAGCACTATGTTTGTTGACATGTTAAAAGGAAAGACAATAGAAGAAGCCTGTGAAATAAAAGATAAAGACATAGCTGAAGCTTTGGAGTTACCACCTATTAAGTTACATTGTAGTGTGTTAGCAGAGGATAGTATAAAACAAGCCATAAATGATTGGCAACAAAAACAAAACGGAGAATAATATGGATTGGTTACAAAACAAAACAACACAGTTTATTGCGTTGATGGGTATCGTTGGAACTCTTGCAGGTTTTGGCTATACGGGTGCAACCTATGTTAATAGGATTGAAAACTTAGAATCAAAAGCTCAACAAGCTAAAGAAACTGATGATGGTTTAGGTGAAATTGAGAAAAGAATAGAAGCGTTGGAAACTTCTGTGTCTTACATGAACAAGACAATTGATGAAACTATTTTAATTAAGATTGATAATCAATCTAACAAAGTCGAAGCCATCAAGTCTGATATGTCAGGTATGAAAGCTGATATCGAAAGTGTTAAGACTGATATTAAAATATTTAAAGAAGAGAATAAGAATCCTTTAGCTGGTTAATCTTTTAATATCCTAGCGTTTAAATGAGCTTCAACTTCATTGTGAATCTTGTCTAGTTTAGCTGTAATCTCTCGGACTACAGTAGCTAGGGTATTATATTCTTCAGGTGTAAAAAACTTTTTAAGTTCTTTTATATCTGTGCTGGTTCTTTCGGTGACCAGTTTACCTGTCAAGTCGTAAAACAAATTGTAACCCACAAGCTTTGCTTCGGTGCGTTTAGTTCTCATCACCAATCCTTGCAAAACTTATCTTATCTTGCCTACCACGTAGTCCTGCTTTCATATAAGAAGTAGCACGACCTTCAAAAAAGTTCTGATGTTCAACACCCATCACTTCATCTAACCAACCTAGAGGGTTCTCACGTTGGTCATAGTTTGTTTTAAGACCAAGCTGGAGTAATCTTCTATCAGCTATGTATCTATTGTAAGCATACATATCTTTCTTGGTAAGACCTTCAAGGTCTCCCATGTCAAACACTAGGTCTAAGAATTTATCTTCTAGTTCTACCATTTGTCTACAAATTTCATATATTTCTTTCTTGAAATCATCTGTCCATATTTCTATGTTTTCTTGAATAAACTCTCTAAATAGTTTAGTCATAGCTTCGACATGCATAGATTCATCACGGATAGAATAAGTAACAATCTGACCCATACCTTTCATACGTCCAAAGCGTGGGAAGTTTAACAAGATTGCAAAGCTACTGAACAACTGTAGTCCTTCTGTAAAAGCCGAATAAACTGCTAAAGTTTTTGCAATACTTTTTTTATCTTTTTTTACAGTCTTAATATTATGTACATAATCATGTTTATCTGCCATCTCTTCGTACTCTGCAAAAGCTTTGTATTCTATCTCCGGCATACCAACTGTATCAAGTAATAAACTGTAAGCGTGTTGGTGAATAGATTCCATGTTAGCAAACGAACCCATCATCATTCTAGCTTCAGGCTTTCTAAAGATACGCATGTATCTATCAACATATCCTGCACCAACATCTACATCTGATTGTGTAAACAGTCTAAAAATTTGTGTAAGTAAATTCTTTTCTTTGGGGTCTAACTCTTGCCAGTCTTTTACATCGGTATGTAATGGTACTGACTCCGGCATCCAATGCATTTGGTTTTGTAAGACATAGTAGTCAAACATCCAAGGGTTATCGAATGGTTTGTAATAATCTCTTGTATCTAATAAGCTCATGTTAAAACTCCTTTTGTAATGTTTTTAATTTTTCGTCAGCGTTTGCGTATTGTTCTATTAGTTTATCCATAGATTCAATAACATTAGGATGTTCTGCAACACCTACTTTGTTTTGAAAGTATACTTCTAAGTTAGCTTTTGCTTCTGCTTTTTCTGCTTGATATTTTAGTTCTAGTGCTTGATGTAATACACAACTCATTTTTTCTCCTTGTTAAATTTCTTAACTAAATATTTTAAATTTTCAATTACATATCCTGCGTAATCTTTTGTTTTTGTTAGTGGATGATTATATTCATCACAATAGTCTAGCCACATTCTAATTGTAAATCCTTCAAATTCAGGTCTGAATATATTTTTAAATTCTGATTGTTTCATTTATCCCTCACATGCGATACATTCAGCATCGTCTAATTTAATACGTTGTACTTTAGTGTTTACGTTTTCTGCATTACGGGCAGCATTAGTTCTAAAGTAATACAAAGACTTTAATTTATTCATACCATACCAGTGAACATCATTAACATACTGCATATAATCATCGTGTACTTCCTGTGGTTCTGTTGCTTTTGGAAGTGTAAAGAAAAGATTAACTGATTGTGCTTGACAAATAAACTCTTGTCGTTTAGCTGCATGTTCAACAAGCCATATCTGATCTATTTCATTTGCAGTTTTAAAAACTTCTTTTTCTTCGTCAGTTAGTATATCAAGGTGTTGTACTGAACCATCATGACCTGCAATGTCTTTCCATAAAGCAGTTAGTTCATCTTTTTTTAATCCTTTCTCATTAAGAATTTCTTCTAAGTATTTGTTTTTAACTTGGAACGAACCACTAAGAGTTTTGTGCGTATAAACGTTAGCACGATATGGCTCAATCGAAGGAGATGTCCCACCACATATGATGCTAGAAGAAGCATTAGGAGCAACAGCGAGTAAATGAGCATTACGCTTACCACTACCACTGATATCAGGTGACTCACCACGTTCGTCAGCAAGTCTTTCAGTTGCTCTAAGCGAATGTCTCTTAATGTGTTTAAATGCTTTATAATTAAATCCCGTAGCGTATATACCTTCAAAAGGAATGTTGCGTGATTGGAGATACGAATGGAATCCCATCGCACCAAGACCCAACGACCTTTCTCTATAAGCCGAGTAGGCAGATTTAAGAAACCCTTCTTTACCCGGCTTAATATGTTTTTGAAACCTTTTAAAATTTGCATTATATTCTCCTAAAGTATTTGTATCAACAGCGTTATCAATATAATGTTGTAGCACGTTGTCAAGCATAGTAATTAAATCATCAATAAACAGAGGGTTTTCACTCCAATCATCAAAGTATTCTAAGTTTACAGAAGACAAACAACATACTGCTGTTCTTTCTTCATTAGTAGGTAAAGTAATTTCAGAACAAAGGTTGCTCTGTTTGATTTCTAAACCTAAATCTTTTTGTTCTTTTGGTAAAGCTTCGTTACATGTATCTATGTTAATCATGTAAGGCTCACCTGTCTCGGCTCTTGCGTTGATGATCTGCCACCATAAGTCTCTAGCATTTACAATCTTTGTAGGTTCGTGAGTCTTAGGGTCAATCAATCTAAAGTCTGCATCTTCTTCAACAGCTTTTAAGAATTCATTGGTAATGTTAATGCCATTGTGAAGATTAAGATTCTTACGATTAATATCACCACCTGATTCTTTACGCATGTTAATGAACTCTTCAATCTCAGGGTGAGATATATCCATGTAAGCTGCATAGCTTCCACGTCTTGTTGTGCCTTGATTAAAGGCTAACATTTGTGAGTCTACGACATGAATGAAAGGAATTGAACCAGTAGAACGACTGCCATGAGTAGTAGATATCCCGTTACTCCTAACGTCACCCCAATATCCACCAATACCTCCACCCGAAGATGCCAACCATATATTTTCATCATAGTGATCTGATAAACCAGTCCTGCTATCAGGTACATAATTAAGAAAACAACTGATAGGAAGCCCACGACTTGTTCCCCCGTTACTAAGTATAGGAGTGCTAAACATGAACCAGCAATTGGAACTGTAGTGATAAAGCCTTTGAGCCAATTCAAAATCTGTGTGACCTTTATATGTAGCTGCGAAGACTGATGCTCTTGCGAAGGCTTCTTGTGCATGTGTTTCGTTCTCCCATAAGTATCTATCCCTAAGAGTATCAAGGCTAAACTTATCTAATAGTTTTTCATTACTGTAATTAATTTTTATACCAAGATATTCCTTGATACCTACTTTATCATCTACCATTATGAGTTCTCTTTGTCGTGTATGTCAAGCATTATTATAGCATAATGTAATATTTTAAGCAAGTCTTTTCTGTTTTTTCCTTCTTTATTTCCGTATCTTTTTGCATACTTTAAAATATTACCAATACAAAAACCTTCGCCATGACCTGAGTCAATAATTATATCAGTAGCTTGATACTTATCAGAAGCATAATGCTCACCATATGTACCATCAATGTATTCTTTTAGTTCAATTATATGTCTGCGTTCATTAAATTTATAATTCATCTGTTCTCCACTCCTTCGGTAAAGTTTCTTCACGATACCATCTAAAATTATTTTTCTCAGCCCATTCAGCATGGGTTCGTTTTGTTCCATCTTTTCTTACCTTTGCTCCGGGCATAGGTGCAAAAGGTTTTTGAAATAAAAATACTAATTCAAACTCTCCTACTTGTTCTGATAAAGCTTCTCTTATCCAAATATATTTACTATATTCAGCATAATCCCAAAACCTTCCTTTCGCTTCTAATAATATAGTTTGACCATTAATTACTTTAACAAAGTCCGGCTCATATTTATGTTTAACAATGTAATCAAACAGTTCCCAATGATGTTTCCAATCTTTAAGTACTGTCTCATGTAGTTTAACTTCCCATAAACTATCGTAGCCTTTAGGTACACCTGTTTTTTTAGGTCTCGGTTTACGAGGTTTTCTAAAGCCTACCATTATAATACAGACGAGTCATAGTTCTTGACTAGCTTCCAATAAGTTAGCATAGCATTAAACATTCCTAAGTGTTTAGTATGTGATTCTTTATCCCAAACAAACGGAAGGACCAAGCCTGTATCTTTTCTGTCTACAAATATAGATACTCGTTCTACATCATCAAAGCCACAGCCTTGAGCATAAGCTGACAACTGCATCCCATGTTCATCAAATACTAACTTAGCTGGGTCTTTACCTTTTAAATTATCTTTTGTTTTAAAGTCTATAAATATTCCTGACTTAGAATACAGATCAATCTTACCACCATAACCTGCATCAGCACAGAAAGAATCTTCTGCTATCCACTCTTCATTAGGAAAAGTTTTATCTAAATATTTTTTAATTACTTTGTAAGGTTTAGTTTTAGCTTTGCCTAAAAATCCTTTCTCAATCATACCATGTATTTTTGTTCCTTGTTGAGCAGCTTGGATACCTATTTGTTTAGAATCTGTTTGACATCTGTAATAAAAAGACTCAATTGTTTCGTCCTCTCCTTGTTCTAAAGTTAAAAAAGAATTAAGTAATTGTTTTTGTTTCCAAGTCTCTAAAGATGGCTTGGCTATAATACCCATAATAGTTGTAACAGACGGAACTAAACCTAAAGCTTTTGCATCTCTAAGTGTAGTGTTTCTTTCTTTACCATTAGCACCTATGATAGTATACATAGGCTCACCTTCTTGAGTATACCAGTGTCCTGATTCAGACTTAAACTTATTATAGTTGTCCGTCACCAAGTTGTCAAGTTCTTTTTCTTTAGTCATTAGTTATTCCTTTTTCTTTGTATAACTTTTTGTAAAAGTTACCTACTGTTAATATTTGTTCAGGTGTTGCTTGGTTTTTAATTGAGTTAGCCATAAGAGAAACAATAATAACATTATCTTTTACATAACCTTTGTCAGGCACTATCCTATCTAAAGAAGGAGAATTTTGCCAGTTGTTTTTACCTTTACCTTTACCCCACATTTTTCCTTCTTTATTTAATTCAAACTTAATTCCTAAGATAGGACATTTATCTGTTATTATATTTCGTAAATCTTTTACCTTAAGGGTACAAGGAACATTATGTTTTCTTGCTCTCCCTGCTGCTGATTTTTGCATATCTTGAAGATGTTGATTATCTCCTACTTGTTTACTTTTTCTAGCGTTTGAAACATGTTTTTTCTTATATTCGTGAACACAAGAATTACAAATACGTTTTCCCATTTCCATATTACTAGGGTAACAGTTACCTTTGGGGTTGGTTGTCTTACTACCCGCAACCAAAACAACATCACAAACCCTACATGTTTTAGTGTGTTTCACTCCAATCTCCTCCTATTTTGTATTCACCATCAAGAGGACATCTCATATTAAAATGTTCTCCTGCATCAATAATACTTTGTACTGCAAGTTCTCCCACTTTGTGGGCTCTACATTCAGCAACTTCTATTTGCCATTCATCATGAATATTAGCAACAAACTTAAATGCCGTACTGCTTAACTCTAATCTGTTTGCAAGTATAACTAATGCTTTCTTCATTACAATAGCACCACCACCTTGTAGTAAACTATTCAATGCAGCGTGTTCGTGTCGTATATAAATCTTACGACCATCTATTCCCATTAGATATCCTCTCCTTGCAGCTCCTTGTACTTTTTCCTTAAGAGTTTTAAATGTGGGGAGATTATCGAGAAAGCGTTGCTTAAGTTCTTTACCCTGCTTTCTTGATCCTCCAACCACACTCCCAATCTTTTCATCTCCTGCTCCGTATACGAGGGCATAGATGAAAGTCTTTGCTGTATCTCTTGATTCAAGTCCTGCAAGTTTTTGATTAGTTGTGTGTATGTCTCCGTTGACCACTTCATGTATGTACCCCTTATCGTTCATATAGTGTGCTAACATTCTAAGTTCTAGTCCTGAAGCATCAACCCCAAGCAGAACATTACCTTCGTCTACAGTCCAACAAGCTCTACACTCTTTACCAAAAGGACTGTATACTGCTGGTATCTGAGCCATGTTAGGATGATTGTGAGACATGCGACCAGTAATAGTTCCGTTAGGAATAACTGAACCATGTACTCTACCATCATCTTCTAATGCATCCAACCAAGATTGTATCTGAGCAATACGCTTTTGATACAGTAGGAAGTCAGCTATTAATTTGGCTTCGTGTATGTGAGTAATTTTTTTAAGAGTACCTTCATCTACAATCGGCTGACCTGTAGGTGTAAAACGTTTAGGTTTCCAACCTACCTCAACAAGATACTCACCAATTTGTTTACGACTACCTAAGTTAAACTCTTTAAGTTCTTGTCGCATGAATGGTTTGTAGTTTTTTGTAGCTATACAGTTATCATATTCTTCAGTTCGTAATCCTGACTTAGATAACTCACCATCTTTCTTAAACTTAGGTACAACTAATTTTACATCAACCATTCTAGGTTTGAATGTTCGTTGTACTTCCTCGACTATTTCATTCATCTTAGTTTTAAGTTCAGCCAGTAAAGTTGTAGCCTGTCGTTCATCAAACTTGAACCCATTGTTTTCTTGGTCAGACATTATTCGAGCAACCCTATGTTCAAGATCAATTGACTGTTGACTGAACCCTGCTTGTTCATTAAGTAATGTATAGTAAACTAACTCATTGAGTTTAACATCGTTTACACAATACTCTAGCATTTGTGGTGTATACTCGTCAAAGTCTAAAGGTTGTTCTTGTTTAGCAAAGCCAACCCGATAACCCCAAGTCTTTAAACTGTGTCCGTTCTCTCGAATAGGTTTAAATAACCTAGACATAACAAGAGTGTCTTCAATGTTCTTGTGATATAAATCTACACCAGTTAGTTTCTTAATAACATCTAAATCAAAGCGTAAGATGTTGTGTCCGATTAATGTATCGGCACTACTAAGAAATGCTATACCTTCTGCAAGTCTGTCGGGTGTAAACTCATGTACCTCACCACCTAACTCTTTTGCTACAAGACAATGTAGCTTAGTGGGTTTTAGACCATCACACTCTATATCAAATATAATTTTAGAAGTCTGTGTTGTCAAATGTTTCCTCCTCTGATAACTCAAAGAGTCTACCAGTTTCGTTGTTGTAACGTAAGCTACAGGCTAATCCAGTATCACCTGTGTATCTTGATTTAAGAACACGTACCTTTGTAGTGTTAGCTTCGTCTTGATTCTCTGCTTGTTGATTACGTTCTAATGCAATCACACAATCAGATAGTTGTGCTATACCTGCTGAACCTTTCAGGTGTGAAAGAGATACTTCAATCCCTTGCTCATGTCCCTTATCACCTGATGCTCTACGTAAATGAGATACAAGTATCATACCTACTCCTGTTTCTTCAACAAGACTACGCAGTCTATTCATTAGTGAATCAATACCTCTACGTTCATCACCTTCACCTATAACATTAACTAGCATATGAAGATGGTCTACAACCACCCACTTACATTCACATCCTACAATAATATATCGTAGCTTAGAAAATACTTCATCAATATCTGTGACTCCAAGATGGGCATGGATAAACACACGACCTTTGGGTATGACTTTATCAAACAGGTTAGTTAGTTGTTCTTCACTATACTGTTCTCGTCTCTCGTTAAGATAAACTCGATCATTAGCTTCAATGGATATAATACCATCAGCAGTTCGTAACCAGTTTTCTTCAAGAGCTACGATACCTACGTTGTCTTCAGTATTTTTAATAAGCCAATGTTCAAGCTCACGAGTAACACTAGACTTACCTAGTCCTGTGCCACCTGTAAGAGTTACAAGCTCACCTTTACGCATACCAAATAGTTTCTTGTTAAGACCTTCCCAAGGATAAGCAATGCTTTCCTTAGTCTCTCGATGTAACCACTCAGACTTTTTAGCAGACAAGTCCATGATACCTGATGGTGTGTAAGTTCTAGCTTCCCACCATGCAGACATAAAGTCTTGAAACTTCTTCTGTCTAAGCATATCGTTAGCATCTTTACATCCATTAGGTAGTGTAACTATCTTAGCCTTGCCGGGTTTTAATATACGAGCAACCTTTCTAGCTGCTTCTTTACCTGCCTTGTCATTATCAAAACATAATACTACGTTTTCAAATGATTCAACAAACTCAATGCTTTCTCGTATATCTTTAACAGCACCTGATGCACCACGCTTTAACGAGACACATGCCCACTTTGACTGCATCAATTCATAAGCAGCCATAGCATCACACTCACCTTCAACAATTGTCAGATACTTACCACCAGTATTTCGGAACAACTGTTCCCCAAATAAACCAGTGCCTTCATATGTACCTGCAAATGCAAAGTTCTTGTTGTCTACAAAACGTGTCTTAGTCCCAACCACTTCGTTACCATTGAAGAATGGATAGATGTGTTGAGATACTTTGTTATCTGTACTTACTACTCGTCTTACTCCATACTTCTTAGCTGTGTCTTCAGAAATACATCTGTCTGTAAGAGCACCAAAGCTACCAGTATATGTGTTAAGAAAAGTATTACTTACTTTCGGTTTAGGATTTGTGTCCATAATTTTACCATCACAAGCATCAATATAATTAGGAAAGTGTGTCTCACAGCTAAAGCAATGAGCAGACTTATCCTCGTTCATAGACACAGGGTCAGAGCCACCACATGATGGGCAGGGTAATTTGTGTCGTACGAATTTACTTTGTTCTTGCATTCTATCTCCTTTATAAAAGTGGCTAGGCTTTTACACCTAGCCGATTTGTAATTACTTGGTAGGTTTTTTACCACCAACCCAAGCTTCATTAGTTTCGGGAGTATCAGGGTCGTCTGCTATAAACTTTCCATCTTTGTCCCTAGCCCTTTCAGGCTCAACTATAGCTTCGTCTCTACCCTTAAGCAACTCTTCCAAGTTAGCTCTGTGGGTACGACTAGCAAAGTCTAAGGCTTCAATAATGACCTGTAAGTTACCAACCTTCTGTACAATAACTGTTGCTTCTTGCTTCACTGCATCATCAGTAATGTTATTGACATCAAAGTTGGTAGTACCATCATCATTGTTGATAGTAATGATCATTAGAATTCCTCTCCATCGGATAAGAATTCATCACCATCACCATTCTTGTAAGGCACAAGATCGGTAATCATTACTGCCTGTAAGTCTAATCCTGTGTAAGGACCGAACTTACCTTCGCCACTATATTCGTTGTACTGGACTTTAATTTTTGATCCATTACCAACAGCAGTTGTGACTTCCTGCTTATCAGAATTCATCAAACGAGGTGCAGGTCTAACCATTCCGTTAGGACCATTTACTTTACGCTTGATGATAACAGCCGGACCTTCATCCATCTGCTTTACTTTGTGTCCACGAGATGCAAAGTCATTTGCAGTCTCATCATCAACTACTAGGTTGACTGTGTACACGGGTTCAAATGTCGTATTAGGTGTCGTTATACTAGCCCAATACGCTGTTCCTTCTAATATTGCCATATGCGTTTCCTCCTTTATAGCGTTGTTGTGAAGTTGGAAGGGTTGTGAGTAGCTACCCTAGAAGCTACAGAATTAACTGCACCAAACCATCTGTTCAATTGGAGATAGAGGGCTTGATATGTTTGGTTACTCATTGTGATACAGAGTATAACAGAATCAGTCTTGAATGTCAAGCAGTATTTCTTCCATACTTATCACAGGGTTTTCAAATAAAGTAACTAAAAACTTATCACCATCTTTCTTTACTTCATAAGAAGCTTTACCCTCATAGAATTCTTTGTAGTGATCAGCTACATACCTTTCAAACTTACGTAAATCATCTCTATCAAAGATAGCTGTTTCTCCTTCAACCATCATTCTTTCGTATATATAATTCATGCAACCTCCTGTGTTGTCCACCATATAGGCTTAGTTCTACCTCGTTCCCATTTGGCATAGTGTTTTTCGTTAATGCAGTAATCACGATAAGCAACAATAGCATCTTCATTCTTATACTCCTCAGGCATAGCCTGTGCTAGTGGTGTAAGACTTGTATGTGTAATGTTGTCAGGCATCTTACTTAATGGTTCTTCTAGCTTGACAACACTTGAATGTTTTCTACCATACCTGTATTCATACTCAAGTCCTAATGCTAGGAAGTGTCGATATAACCATGAGTAGTTAGAGCTAGATTCTCTAGCCCATATAGTACATGGATGATTCCAATAGGCTCTTTTATACAGCCCATGTTTGTCAGCATATTCATCACCATCTAGTTCTCGGTGTGCAGTGCATAACATCTGTGCTGTTTCAAGTGGCATCTTCACCAGCATCTTGTCAGGCTGTGCTTCTGCTGATATAGTCGGACACTCATCAAAATAAAATATGTTCATAGTTTAATCCTTGTCATCATAAAAACCACCATCAGGTGTTAAATAAATTCCATCACTTAAATATACAGAGCCATCAGGCATAGTTGCTTCATCATAATAATTCATAGAATCATACATGCTTTCATACTCAAGTATCTCTTGTCTTAATTCTCCAATAGTTCTATCTTGTTCCATTTGATAGTTTATAATTCCTAGTATAAAATATTTTAATTCTGTAACAGTAAATCTTTTTGGATAGTTCCTTGAAACATTCGAGATATAATATTCTAATTGTTTCTTAGATACTCTTATATCTTTTGGAACTAATTCTACTTCCATATCTTCATAAAATTTAGCATGTTTGTTCATTACTCATCCTCAAGTTGGAACACTTCACTAACATGACAAAGAATATCTGCTAGTGCATGTGCTTCTTTGATATCCATACCACCATACTCAAACAAACCATTGACTCCCCACTTGGCTAGTTTGTATTCTTCCTTAATCCATTTAAGTCTAGACTCTGGAACTTTAATTGTTATCATCTTTTCTTTCATTTACCTTGCCCTCGATATTTTTTGAAGTTGCTTTTCTTGTTCTTGTTCATGGTAGAGAAAGCAACATTACCTCTACCTTGACTTGTCTTTTTACCTCTGCCTTGTGTAGCAGATACATGAGCAGATTTATTCCACGTCTTCGCCATATATATTCTCCACTACTTTTGATTTGCGTTTGTCTCTAT